ATAGAAAATTCATTTTTCTTTTCTGGGTCTAAACCAGACTTTACAGTATCAATCATAGGGTCACCTGCTGACTCTGCCATAGCTACAGCAGCCATAATCTTTGCTTCTTCTGGTTTAAAACCAACAGCTAACAACATTTCATTTATCTTAGCCTGTGGTATTTTTTTCTTTTTATCTACTCCTTTTAATATTTCATCTAGTTTTTCTGTTTGATTTAGTTTGCGTTCCCTTGCTTCATCTTCTGGGGTAGATGGGGTAAATGCACCTGCTTGAAAATCCATACCACCTTCTAAGAAGTTATTATCCTTACCGCTATCAACGCTTCCTCTTTCTCCTCTATTTTTAAAGTCATCATCTTTTGTTGAACCTATACCAAAACTTCCATCTGGTACTGTTCTTTTTAGATTAACTGGTTTAGGTAAAGGTAAAAATGGATTGATTGTATCAGGGTATTGTTGTTTTGCTATTTCTTCAAAATCTCCTATATCGTTTGCTCCTAAAGATTGTATTGTAAATTGTTCTTCCATTTTTTGTATTTCTAAACTTGAAGGCAATCTATTGTTTTCTTTTATGTAATCTTTAAAATATTTTGTTACTTGTTTTTGTACCTCAAAATTAATTTTAGTAGATGTTTGAAAGTCAACTTTACCTTTACCTAGACCAAAGAAACTAGCTTTTGTACTTGTACCTAAGTTATCATTTACAATTTTCATAATTTTATTTTTACTTGTTTCTACTTTTTCTCCTAAACCTTTACTGTTTCTTGCAAAAGTTTTTAATTGTTTTATTGCGTTAACTGCTTCATCATCTAATGTTGCATGATTCATTTCTATATGTCCTATCTCTTTTTCTAAAACTTCGTCATATCCATCAAAAACACCAAGACTAATTTTGTTTTCCATAGCAGGTATGATTTCATTTAAAAGATTGTAATTATCTGACTCTCCTAATTTCTGTATATATTCCTGTTCTTCTTCTCCACCAAACAAAGGGTCGTTAAGTAATTTTTTATATTCTGTCTGCTTTTGTTGTTGTACTTGTGTCCTCTGATCTAAAGTCATTTCTTCTGTAATTTCTATAGAATTAAAATCTTTCCATCTTGTTTTTATCGTTAGTTTGTTTCTTTCAGCTTGTAGCTTTGGTGCATTTCTTAGTTTTTTTAGTGCTAAGTCTGTATAGTCTGAATCAAACTTTGCTGCTTCATCTAAATATGTACTATGAGTTGTTAGGTCTTTATCTCCATAAGGTATTGATCTTAAAATCCTATCTGCAAAATCTTCTGCAAGTTGAAAGCTTTTTTCTTTTGAAGGGTCTACCAGCAACCTAGCTTTATTAAAAGCACCTTTAACAATTTGTTTATACATCTTATTTGCATCTTCTCCTGTGATACCTGCGTTATAAAAATCTTGTAAAAAACCTGCAATTACTTTACCGCCTTCTTCATCTTCACCTTTAACAAAAAAAGTTGCTGCACTATCTAAAACTTCTGGTACTTTGTTTTGTAATTTTGTAAAATTAAAAGCTTGATTTTTTTCAGTAGCATAATTTGTAATATTAAATAATTCTTCTTGAACAGTTGGTATAAAAAACTCATCTACAATATCAGGGTCTATTCCTTCATCTGTAAAAGTTTGAATTGATTTGTTTAAATAACTTTGTCTCCAATTTTTAAATTCATCTGAATCGCTAGAAAACTCTTTTAGAAACTTAAATATAGGTTGTCCATTGCTATCTACTTTACCTGTATCTATTCTTGCAGCATCATAAGCATTTTCAAAATTACCTTTAAATTTAAGTGCTTCTAGCTGTACCCCTGCCTTTTCATATTGTTGTCTATATACTCTACTACCACCAATAATTTTTCTTGCTGCGTCATCTCCATCTTTTTTTCTTATGTCATTAGATAGTTTTGCAACCTCTCCACCATTTATTTCAGCAAAAATCCTATCTTTTGTAGCTTTTCTTTTTTCTTTTTCTACACCTTTTGTTATTTCTTGATTTAAAAAAGGTCTTAGATTTTCGTTTACAGAAGCTAAAGTTTCTGCCAAATCCATAATACCTGTTTTAGGTAAAACCCTTACAGGTCGAACAAAAGTATCTACAGGACTATCGTAAATATTTGTTGCTGCGGTAGATTGAAAACTGCTACTCATAATTAACTAAGTAAGGCATACTGATTTAAAGCACCTGAACCTATATTTAATAAAGTTTGTCCAAGAGTAGGTATTTGATTGTATGCGTCATTAATACTGCTTTGTAAATCATTTCTTCTGTTTTCAAACTGTGCTTCTGTTTGAAGAATATTCCTATCGTATTGTCTTCTAAATGATTCTAATGATTGATTTATTGATTCTCTGTAGTTAGCAGATTGTCTTTCATTATCCATTAATAATAATCCTATAGTTGTACCTGCCTGTTCTGATGCAATTATAGCTCTATTAGCTTGTAAAGCTTCAATATTTCTTGCAAATATATTTTGATATGATTGTACTTCTTTAGCTCGTTTTTGTTCTGCCAGTGCTTGTTGTTGTAATCTCTTATCTCTTTCTGCTGATCTGTTAGCTATCAAAGCCTGATTGTATGTTTGATCTGCCCTTGATTTTGCAGCAGCCCTACCAACAAAAGCATTAGCTACAGTAAGACCTAAACCAACATTAAATGCTAACGCTGCACCTGCGGTATTAACACCTCCTAATAATGCAGCACCAACACACATCTAGGCAATCCTCAGAAATTCGTAGAAAGGTTTTTTTTGATAACCATAACTCTCATGTAGCTTTACAAATGTAAAACCAAGAGCTTTTAACCATTTTATAGCAGAAGTGTTTTCTGCATATACATAATTATAAAGTAT